ATAGCACAATATACAAAAAGTTAACAAATAACAACACTTTGTTAATTATTTTTTGGTTTTTACCAATAAAAATCGCAAATATTTGCCTATGGGATTAATCGAACGTGTAATTAAGCCGTTTCAGACGGTAAGGGCAGCCATTTATTCCAAGATTGGACCAGCAAAGGATTGGTCAACTTGGCAAACTGTATTATTCTCGGCTTCAAGAGCAAAGGTTAGCGTTAATTGGAAAACAAGCCAAGCAATACCAGCTTATTTTAGAGCGGTAACGATATTATCCGAACAAATTGCATCTTTACCTTTTTCTGTATATACCAAGGACGAAGAAGGAAACATAACCGAAGCCGTAAACCATCCGTTATATCCTTTAATCAATTTCCGACCAGAGCCGACTCGCGACAAGTTCACCTATATGGAAACCTTGGTGAGGCAAATGTTTACCGGATCGTCTAACTACAAAGGTGGAAACGCATTAATCCATATAATGACCGATTCTTCTGGAAACATTGACAGATTGCATTTAATTACGGAAGAATGGGAACAATTCAAGGTTGAAGGAGAATATTTTTATTACATCCACGAACACGGCGCGTCTGTTCCAGCTTCGGAAATTATTCATTTGCGTATGTACTCCGAAGATGGAATTTTAGGCAAATCAGTTATTGATTACCAGCAAGATACACTTGGACGCGGAATAGCTGAAATCCAACACGGTGCGAATTTCTATGGTAACGGAGCACAAATTGGAGGTGTATTGGAAACGGATCAAGCACTATCAAAGGAGCAACGCGATATAATCCAGGAGAGTTGGAATCGTAATTACCAAGGACCAGACAATAGTGGGAAAACGGCATTGTTAAGTAATGGAGTTAAATATAGAGCTACAGGAAAAGGAGTTGACGCAAATGACATAGAAGGAAGAAGACTTACCATCACGGACATAAGCAATATCACCGGTGTTCCGGTTACGTTGTTGGGTCAATCCGAAACCTTTAATAATGCTGAATTATTAAATAGAATATTTGTTCAGTACACGTTGAGAAGTTGGACCAAGAGAATCGAATCCGAATTTAATTCCAAGTTATTTCCGCGTGACCAATGGGGAAAAACCTTTGTCAAATTTGATTTGGATGGATTATTGCAAGGCGATACCGATTCAAGAGCCAGATTATACCAAACAATGTATAACATTCGCGCATTGAATCCAAACGAGATAAGGAAAAAAGAAGGATTGAACGGCTACGAAGGTGGTGACGAATACGGAATGCCATTGGCATCGAATTCTAAAGAAAACACATAACAATAATGGAAAAAGAAATAAGAACATTCGGATTGGAGTTGAGGGCGATGGATGGAGAGGAAAAGAAAACCGTACGCGGATACGCAGCCACATTCAATTCACCATCTGGTGATTTAGGTGGCTTTATTGAGCAAATCGATTCAAGTGCGTTCGATGAAACGGATATGAGTGATGTTCGCGCATTGTTCAATCACGACCAAAATTATGTACTTGGCAGAACCGTTTCCGGAACGCTTCGACTAATGAAAGATGAAAAAGGATTAGCATACGAAGTCGATTTACCAGATACGCAATTAGGGCGAGATATGTACGAGTCAATTAAGCGAGGCGATATTAGTCAATCTTCATTCGCGTTCACTATTGAGGATGACGAGTTCCGAATGGAAAATGGGAACGTTTTTAGAACGATTAAGAAAATTAAGCGATTATACGATGTTGCTCCGGTTACCTTTCCAGCTTACGAGGCTACATCGGTAATGGCACGAGCAAAGGAGATTTTAAACAAGAATAATAAAACGGAAGATAATTCCAGCACGGATGCGATTAAGCAACGTGAATTATATTTACTAAAATTAAATTCAAATTAATTATGAAAAAATCAGACGAATTACGTCAGCAAAGGGCGGAAGTGCTGGAGCAAATGACTGCTTTGCACCGTTCTGCCGGTGGTAATGAATTTACCGAAGAAATGAACTCAAAGTGGGATTCATTAAGCAAAAGAGCGGAAGATTTAAATAAGTCTATCGAGAGAGAAGCGTTTATCGAAGCCGAAGAATTAAGAAAGGCAAACGAAGAAGCAAAAAGAAAGGCTAATGAGGACGCGAGAAGAAATGTTAGCAAGAAAACAGAAGAAGAAAAGGTTTCTACCGAATTTAGATTGACCGGTAAAGATGGCGCAATCACTCAATTAGTGGAAAGAGGACGATTAGAAGGTGTTGCAGCTGAAATGCACCAAGAAGGTGTTCACGAGGCAAGACAAGCTGGTGTTTCTCCGAATGGTAACTTAACCGTTCCAAAGATGTTAATGAGAACTCCGGGTACTAAAAGAGATATGACTGCTGGTACTACCACTCAAGGTGGATTCACAATTCAAACTGAAGTTGGTGATTTGATTCCATTCCTTGATCCAAGATTAGTAACTGAATCATTAGGAGCAACTTACCTTACCGGATTGACTTCAAACATTGATTTCCCACGAAACGATGCTGCTGCTACAGCTCAATGGGAGGGCGAAAATGACATCAATCAAGAGACGTCCCCCACCTTCGACCGGATACAAATGTCCCCTAACCGCCTCGGGGCATTCACAGATATTAGTAAGCAATTAATGGTTCAATCAACCATCGATGTTGAAAATATGGTAAGAAACCGTTTGAGTATTGCTATTGCAAACGCATTGGATACTGCTGCGATTAATGGTTCTGGTTCTTCAAATCAACCAACCGGTATCCTAAACACAAGCGGAATCGGAGATGTAGCCGGTGGAACTGATGGGGCAAATCCAACATTTGCTAACATAATCGAATTGGAAACGGATGTAGCTTCTGCCAATGCTGATTTCGGCAACTTGGCTTACTTAACTACTCCTGGAGTTAGAGGTTACTTGAAAACTGCTGAAAAAGCAAACAATACTGCACAGTTTATTTTCGTTGATGGTGCGGTTGCTGGAGAAGGACAATTAAACGGATATAGAGCAAGAGTTTCTACTTTAGTTCCTTCTGACTTGACAAAAGGTAACGGTTCAAGCCTTCACGCGATTATCTTTGGTAATTTTAGCGAACTCATTATTGGTCAGTGGGCAGGAATAGACCTTGTCGTAGACCCATACAGTGGAGCGAAAAATGCCTTGGTTACATTGGTAGTTAATTCTTGGTGGGATATCGCAGTAAGACACGCTGCTTCATTCTCTGCGATGAAAGATGCTTCCGTAGTTCAAGGAATCTAATTAAATAATCCAAAATGGAAAATAAAATGAATAAATTAATGTTAGTAGGTGGTGCAGTCATTTTGGCTGCATCTCTAATCTTCACGGCAGCAAGGAACTCCGAGTTCGATGCCGGATACGAGATTTATAGAACGACTGCAAGTGATACTATCACCGATACCGAAGCAGATACCATTACAATCGATCCTTATTTGTATTCATTCTGGAAGTACAATCATACTGTAAAAGGTGTTCAAGAATCGGGTACTATTGATTTAACTTTGACTGTTCAAGAATCAAACGCATTAAGCGGCGATGAGTGGTACACAATAGCAACTGATTCAGTTGATGCAGACGGAGAAATCACAGATATGACTGGTGATGTATATGGTGTAAGACAAAGGATTATAATTACCGGTACTGGTACTCAATCTGCGGTTTATACCCATAGAATCACTTTGAAAAAACCTTATTAATATGTCGGATTTGGTAAGAGTTAAATTTATCAAATCGCCAACAGGCAAGTTCAGGATGGCTTATAATGCGGGTCATTCTGGACTTGTTAAAAGTGAATTGGCAGATAAATTAATAAAAGAAGGCTACGCGGTTTTAGTGGATGCACCGACAAAAAAGGTTGAAACCAAAACATCAAGCGAAGCGGAATCGGCAACTACACAAGCTAAAAAAAGAACAACTCGTAAAACTAAATAATGGGTTATTTTAAGGTAACATCAGGTCCATCTACACCAATGCTCACCACAAGTGAGGCAAAGAATTATTTAAAACTTGACACATCCGCTGATGATACGCTTATTGATGACCTTATATTAGCTGCTACGAATTATTGCGAAGAATACTTGGGTCAAAAATTCATTACACAAACTGTTTCGGAAGTTTACGACAAAGTTCCTAAAGCGAAAATAACGGATTTGT